GCATTCGCTGCGGTTGAAGGTATCTTCTTTTCAGGGTCTTTCTGTTCAATTTTCTGGTTGAAGTCGAGAGGTATTATGCAAGGTTTGTGTAATGCAAATAGTTTGATTTTCAAAGACGAGAATCTTCACTGTGACTTTGCAATTCACTTGGTTAATAATCACTTGGAGACTAAACCATCAGAAAAAAGAATCAAAGAAATTCTATTGTCTGCATTGGAGATTGAAAAAGAATTCATCACTGAATCATTACCTGTTTCACTTATTGGTATGAACTCCAATCTTATGAAACAATATTTGGAATTCGTTACTGATGGATTGTTGGTTAAGTTTGGATGTAAAAAAGAATTCAATGTTGAACAACCATTCAAGTTTATGGAACAAATTGCAGTTGAAACAAAGGGTAACTTCTTTGAGTCAAGAACAATGGAATACCAAAAAGCTAAACTAAATGAAGAGTTATCATTTGATTCTGATTTTTAATTTAATATTTTTATATCTATGATGTCATTAAAAATAAAAAAGAGAGGTGGGGAAGATGTTGCATTTAATCCTCAAAAAATTTATAACAGAATTAAAAGAGCTGCGAAAGGGTTAACCGTAAACTCTGACGAAATATTCATTAAGGTGATTACATCAGTACCAACTGAAGGTAACATAACAACAAAAGAGTTGGATAAACTTGTGTATGAAATTGCTGCGGCGTATACAGGTAGTCACTATGACTATTCAAGACTTGCATCATCAGTTGCTATTTCATCGTATCACAAAGAGACCGACCCAAGTTTTTCTAATGTAATGCACACATTACACGTTGATGGTGTAGTTCACGATGATTTGATGGCAAAGATTGAAGAGTATGGTCCGTCCAAGATTGACGAAGTTATCAATCATGAAAATGATTATAATTTTGATTACTTTGGTTGGAGATCATTACAAGAGATGTACCTATTGAAAACACCTAAAGGAAAAGTTATCGAAAGGCCACAACATATGTACATGAGAGTCGCGTTGTGGGTAACAAATACTTTTGAAGAAGCGGTCGAATACTATGAGTCATTGTCAAGTCAACGTATTTCCAAGGCGACACCAATTATGATTAACTCAGGAACAAAAGTTCCTCAGTTGGCGTCATGTGTATTACACTACAATAACTCCGATTCTAGAGATGGATTGTTGAAAACTTTGAATGATATTTCAACATATTCATCAGACGCTGCAGGTATTGGATTATCGATGTCTAACATCAGAAGTAAAGAAAGTCGAATTACATCTTCAGGTGGATTTGCGGGTGGTTTATTGAAGTACTTGAAGATTGTTAATGAATCACTAAGATTCTTTAATCAACAAGGAAGAAGACCTGGTAGTGCTGCAATCTATTTAGAACCATGGCATAAAGATATTTTCGACTTGTTGGATATCAAAAAGAATACAGGCGCTGAAGAATTGAGAGCGAGAGACTTATTCACAGCATTATGGATTCCTGATAACTTCATGAGAGCGGTTAAGAATAATGAAGATTGGTACTTATTCTGTCCTAACGACATTATCAAAGCTGGTATCAAACCTTTACAAGAGTGTTATGGTGAAGAGTATGAACAAAACTATCGTAAGGCGGTTGACTTGGGTATTGGTCGTAAGGTAAAGGCTCAAGAAGTATGGAGTAAAGTAATTGAATCTCAAATTGAGACGGGTGTTCCCTACTTGTGTGCTAAGGATAGTGCCAACAAAAAAACGAATCATCAAAACATTGGTGTGATTAAACAATCTAACTTATGTAATGAAATTTATCAGTACACTGACGAAAAAACTACTGCGATTTGTACCCTATCTTCAATTGTGTTGAAAAACTTTATTGTTGATGGTAAGTTTGATTATAACCTTTTAATCCAAGAAGTAAGAAAAGCGGTAAGAGCGTTGAATAATGTTATTGATAAAAACAATTATTCTACAGAAAAAGGTCTTAAGGGTGGTCTTGAACAACGAGCAATTGGAATTGGGGTTCAAGGATTGGCTGACGTATTCTGTCTTATGGATTATGTTTTCACTTCAGATGAAGCTAAATCATTGAACAAGAATATCTTCGAATCAATTTATTTTGCAGCAGTCACTGAGAGTAATGACTTGTGTAAGAAAGGTATTAGAAAACCTTATGAGTTCTTCAAAGGTTCTCCAATGTCAAAGGGTATTTTTCAATTTGATATGTGGGGTCTTAATGATTCTGATTTATTTTTAGATTGGGAAACATTGAAAAAAGATGTTCAAGAATATGGTGTTTGTAATTCATTGTTCACCGCTCAGATGCCAGTTGCATCATCAGCTAAGATTACAGGTTCATTCGAAATGACTGAACCAGCTCACTCGGCGTTATTCAATAGACGAGTTGTAGGTGGTGAAATTATGATTGTGAACAAATACTTGATTAATGATTTTGAGAAGATTGGTATTTGGTCTGAGGATTTGAAAAATGAAATCATTTTGAATGAAGGGTCAATTCAAAATATTAACTTCAATCAGTATCTTGATGTTGAAGATAAAAACTACAACAAAAAAGTTAAAAGGATTGAACACTTGATTCCGAAATACAAAACTATTTGGGAGATTTCACAGAAAGAATTGATTAATATGGCGGCAGACAGAGCACCATTTGTTGACCAATCTCAATCAATGAACATTTATATGTCAAATCCGACATTGTCAAAGATTACTTCATCACATTTCCATTCATGGGAAAAAGGTTTGAAAACTCTTTGTTATTATGTTAGAACAAAGGCAATTTCTACAGGTGCTAAACACTTAGCATTGGATATGTCAAAGGTACAAAAACCAAAACCTGTTGTAGAAGTTCCAAAGGTTGATTACAGTAGTATGAATTTACCACCAAAACCTGAAGGAATTGAAATCGAATGTTTCGGTTGTTCGTCCTAATTAAATAATTAATCCCGATATATATCGGGATTTTTTATTTGTGGCTATTTATAAGGAAAAACAAGGGTCTTATATTTATCTTTATGGCAAATGGATTTACATATGGAATAAACTTTCCTTTCAAAGATTCAAGACGAGGTGATTATTTAGAGCTCACTCAACTAGAATCTCAACAGGTAAAATCTGATCTAATTCACTTACTTTTAACTAGAAAAGGAAGTAGATATTATTTACCTGAATTTGGAACCAGATTATACGAATTTTTATTTGAACCTTTTGATGGTTTAACTTTTGACGCGATACAATCAGATATAAGGGATGCGGTTCAAAATTTTATGCCAAACCTGTTATTGAATCAAATAACAATTACACCTGCAGACCCTATGGAGGAAGTTGATACTATGATAGGTGAAAATATAGTGGGAACGAGTGAGTCTCCAATTTATAGATTACCTGGTAAAGGAACTTCGGAATATACTGCAAAAATTAGAATAGATTACTCAAACAACAGATCGACTTTTGCTCAGAGTGATTTTGTTATTATTAATATTTAATATAGATGGCAAATCGTAAAATTTCATATACAACCAGAGATTATCAAGGAATAAGAACTGAGTTATTAAATTATGTGAGAACATATTATCCTGAACTAATTCAGGATTTTAATGATGCATCTGTATTCTCAGTATTTTTGGACTTGAATGCTGCGGTGGCGGATAACTTACATTATCATATTGATAGAAGTATTCAGGAAACTGTACTTCAATATGCCCAACAAAGATCTTCAATATACAACATTGCAAGAACTTATGGATTGAAACTCCCTGGACAAAGACCGTCAGTTTCTTTAGTTGATTTTTCAATCACTGTACCAGCATTTGGAGATAAAGAAGATGAAAGATACCTTGGAACTTTGGCTAGAGGGTCTCAAGTATCTGGAGCTGGTATTGTATTCGAGAACATATATGATGTTGATTTTACATCACCATATAATGCTCAAGGGTTTCCTAACAGATTAAAAATACCTAACTTCAATGCAAATAATGTTTTGGTAAATTATACTATTACCAAAAGAGAATTAGTTGTTAATGGTATT